CAGCGGACCAACTTTCTGCAGTCCGCACATCTTTGTGATTCGATTCGTAGTCTTTATGTCCTTGTTCCCATTCCTTAGAGTGAGCCTTTTCCCTGTCGGAGTATCGTGGATAAAGTAATTCGCATCCGCGAAGTATAATCGAGGCATTACATTAAGGCTCTTGCTGTCATTCCATAGTCTTTGCATAATCTTCGATAGTGCTGCTTACTCTCCACAAAGACTGGCTTAAGGGCGAAATTCTCATTCCAGTGGGGACGAAACCAGTCTTTGTTCACTTTCTTAAGCACTACTATTAAGCGTCCTCCACAACTACATTGTGCCTTGTCGAGGTCCTTTAAGCAAGTAAAGAACTCCTGCTCCTCACCACATTTTTCACATTCGCCGTCGTATAGTGGCATTACTTACCTCCTATACGATTTTTGAAGCGCTCAAACGGTTCAGGGTTCTGAGGTGTTCCTACTTGGGCACCTCCTCCTCTTTGTCCACCCTCCCTAGTTCTACCCCTCGTCGGTGGACCCGAGTTCGGTGATCCATCAGGACTCGGTTGTCTCTGATTAGCAAGGAGAGATGCCATATTCGGATCAGTGGGTACGAGGAGGGAGCTTACTCCAGGGTTAACCCACTCGTAATTCTGCAAGTCCATTCGACGAAGGCCAATCTGATCGATCATTGGGTCTCCACCGTATTGTTTAAGTAACTTCTCCCCTACAGCTTGACGAAGGCCACGAGAGATGGGGAGGCCACTCTCTGGGTCAAGGTGAGTAGCGTACTCTCCTTTAAGTTCATCGCCCGTAAACTGTATCCAGAGATCGGCGCCTTGAGGACCTACGATCTTGATTACTCGTTCTCCCGTCCAGAAGGAGAAGATATACTGATTCCACTTTCGGATAATGTTGACGAGGAGATCGTGTACGATGTCACGGCGCTCTTCGATACGAGCTTCCCCAACGTTTCCACTAGCGACAACTTCTCCTGCAGAGGGAGGGGTGCCTGGTTTGAAGCTACCTGCAGCATTCTCGTTGAAGCCGATGCTCAGTTGCATATCCTGAAGAACGGCGAGTGCCTCACCCCTCAAGTCAGGCGGGATGTGAGGGGAGAGTATTTGAATTGCAGAAGCAAGTGCCTCTCCGTCAACTTCAACAGCTGGACCGACTTTTCCACTGAGGAAGTGATCGAGTTGTTCTGGGGTAAGAGCACCCTTAAGGATGAGGAACTTTAGGAGGGCGATACGTCGATGTGCACTAGCCTGCGTGCGAATGTCGTTGTATTCAAGTTGCTGAGGCTCGAGGATGCTTACGTCAGGGATACCCCAGAAGAATTCAGGGTCCTCGTTGAAGGTGAGGAATTCATAGTTTACTCCTTCGATTTGCAGAGCGTCCTTATCCTTAAGCAGGAATTTGTCCTCGCAAATCACTAAGACTTCGCCGGTGCGGACGTCGCGAATCTCGAAGAGCTCACAGAATTTAATCGAGTCATCCTTCCGGAGAGGAGGACGCTTCTCAGCGTAACGAGCTCGACGCTGTCCCTTCAAGTCTGAGGTGTTCGAGTACTTTTGATCACCTTGTACATCCTCAAGTGGACGAAGAATGCGATGAGCAATCCAGGGGATCGCGTCAGCGTCAGAGTATCCCCAGGGGATGATTACGTCCTCTGGCATGCAGGGAAGTGCCCAAGGCATGCCAGGGCGAATGTTAACGTTGTATTCGATATTCTTTCCCTTGGAGTCACCTTTACGACCAACTTGAGTGACAGTGGCAGAGTCTATATCAGCTACTTGGAGAGGGGAGTAGCCAAACTCTGAGTCGTAGCCAAGCTTCACAGGAGCCGTACCTGAAAGGTAAGCGTGAAGAATAGCCTTTTTAATTGTCTGCTTAACCTTCAGCTCCTTGATGAGCCAGTTGTCCACAGCCTCAAGGACCATCGCGTGAGCAACTAAATCAGGTCGAGTGGCGGTACAGGTGACTCTTGGGTTACGGAAGTACACCTGAGGGATGAGTCCACGACCGAAGGAGAAGATACGGTTCGTCGGAACGATGTCGCTAGCCCAGTCACCTCGATAGTATTTGCGGTAGTCGGGGAAGCTCTTTGCTCTAGAGTAAGTATCACGGTACTTTTCACCAGCCTTTACTTCGTCCATCCAATGGGTAACTTCGTCATTCTCAGCTTTGCTCTTTCTAGCCATTACTTCCTCCTAACTCATTTACCTTAACTTAAAAGTAGCGGGTTTCGGGGATTGGATAATCTGAAGGATACCATTCCTTTGGAGTATCTCTGCGTAGGGTCTTGGCATCATGTAGCTCTTCTTCCCTCGCTGAACCATCACGGAATCAGGTATCTCTACTTGGAGTCTTTGTGCCCGTGTTCTGTAAGCCTCGTGAAGATTTGCTATTCCGCCCCGATGCACCAGAGTGGTCCTGGGAGGGTAAATCATCGACTCATGGATACTCATCGACTTAAGAGCTTGTTGAAGCTGACCCTCTTTATTCTTCGTGGCGAAGGCGTTAAGGTACTTGTCAGTCCCCTTAGCCCGCGCGAGGGAGTGTACGTAGTCTTTAGTTAATACACGAACGTCACCGTCTTCGAAGATGATCTGCCGCCAGTTGCCGTGTCCTTTGCGTACTTCCTTAACAATCTTTCCCTGCACAGTTTTACCTGCAAGTCTCTCCGAAGCGGAGCTTAAAGAGCCTAAAGCTTTCTGCCCTACTTTAAACGCTTTGCCTATTGGAAAGGCTTGTGCTTCATCAGGTGCCATTTGACTACCTCCTATTCCAAGAGCTCCAGTAACACCTAGTATGCGATACTTATCCTTCCCTATCCGCGCCAACACATTGCCACGTTTTAATTGTATAACTTCTGGCGGATTACTGCCCCTCTCAAGAAAATCGAAGTTCTTTGCGAAATAGGGTTCGTCAATCATAGAGTCTTCAACTACCTTGGCTGTCCGAGAACCTGGACGCTTTATACCGATTACATTAGGTGCATGACTAGCAGCTGCGTCTGGGTAAAATCCTGTTACAAACTCTTGAAGCTCCTTAGGACTCTTAGCGTAGTACAATCCTGGTATATCATTAGGATCATAGTAGGATTGTCGGCTAGGATCAAACCCTCCCGTAAGAAGTTCCTTCTTCTTCCAGTCATGTCGATAAAGCTTGTTCTTAGTTGTTTTGAAGAGCCTTTCAAGTGTCTCCTTGGGGACACTCTCGACTCCTTCCTTGAATACCTTTCTGAGAACTCTTTCTCTTATTCCAGCCATCCCGCACTCCTTAACCACTCGAATCGCTCATCCGCGTCCCCTCCGATGTCCTCACGGTACATCACTTCGGGGTCGAGTCCACAGAAAGAGATAGTCCGACTTACCCTTCGTTGACACTCCTTAATCGTTACTCCTCGTGCACTCACCTGCCCGAGCATCTGACTCGTTCCCTGCGTGCTTTGAAGCCATACGTGAGGGAGAGCTTGCTCCTGAGGTTGCACGTAAAGTAAGTCAACGGGTTCGTGGCAACTAAGAGTTACGCAGAGGGAGAGTTCATCGCTCTGAGCTTGAATCTCTTCTCCGGTGAGGGAGCACCAGAGTAGTTTGAAGATGGGCACCCGGAGGAGTTCACTCATCCCTTGGAGGAAGAGAGGTTGAGGGAGAAGCTCCTTTAGGTGAAGCTCCGTCTGTGTAAGTTGTAAGTGTAAAGTTAAAGGTCCAGCGAAGTGTACTTTCTCAAGCAGAGGGAGAAGAAGGGTAGCACTCTCGTGAAAGAGTTTACTCTCCTTAAGAAGGCGGTGAGTACTCCCTGCGAGTATCTTCGGGCCGCGTTCTCCCTCACAAAGGCGATCGTAGGTGAGCGTCAGGAAGTGAAAAGGGAGGACGCCTTTCGGACTCATCCAGAGAGTCAGGAAGCATGAGAAGTGTCCCCTCTCTTCTTGAGAAGTGTCAGGAAGTGCGACTCTTCGGATATCCTGCAGGTACTCCTCCTGAAGAACTCGAGTGTGAAACTTTCCTCCGCAAAGGGTACGCTCCCCACCTGTATATTGAGGAAGTGTGCTGACTACTAAGTCGAATTGCTCGAGCATCTTCCTTGGGTCCTGTATTCTCGAAGGGTTGAGACTTCCCTCGAAGACCTTCGCGTTCTTCGAGCACACTTTAACGATGTGACCCTCTCGTTTGAGTTCGAAGGCTAGGGGATTCCCCTCGTCATTTTCACTTATAATTAAAACACTAGACATCGCGTCCTCCTAGTTTAGGCTATCCGGTATGTAACAAAAGTGTCTGTTGCCGTCTTCCTCGTTCTAAAGAGAGCTGAAGGAGTTCCATGTACTCCACTCATTGATGCCCAAGTTTGAGCACTCTGACTTGAGACAAGAGGGTTACCGACTATGGTATGTCCAGCTGAAGCAGTTAGGGTAATGGTGTAAGCAGCCGTTGTTGCTAAGTTAATAAGTACCCAGTCAAAGTAGTCATTTACTATAAATGCACCTCCGGCATCACAAAGAGCTCCAGTATCAAGAGTGTAGGCACAAGCTGCGGTAGGTGTTCCGGTGATAACTTTAGTAAGAAGCTCAGTGATTGAGAGGGTGGCGTCTCCTGTACTCTGATCACTTGGAGTAGGCTGTACAGCTACCTCATCAAGAAGAGCGTTGAAGCAGGAGGCAATAGCCTCGTAAATACTCCTGAAAGGACTTGGGATGAATTGACTTTCAGGTAGCCGTTCTGCCATTAGTTTAACTGCCTTCCGAATATGCTTATCTGACGTCTACGTCGCTCGTCCAGGCCGGCGAAGATTTGCTCGAAAGTGAAGTTCATCCCACTTCCAGGAATGTATACACTCTTCGGCAGCTTGGGGGTTAAGTCTTTTTTGTAGTGTAAGTATTTGAAAATGCCTACACAAGCCATGCCGAGTGCGATCACCTTGTTATCTGAAGGAGCACCCATCTTCCCACTTTCGGGATCCTCGTGGAAAGCCTTCATCTCGTCGCATGTCCCTTTGGCATAGAGTGTGAGACCAAGTTCCTGAGCCTCTTTCACCTTGCCGACAAGGTTATGCTTAGAGTTCTCATTCGTAATGTAACCGTATTTAATCTTCCCTCCTTTGGGAATGAGCTCCTTGTAAATCTTCTGGAGTGAGTAGCCTTTCTTTAGGATTGAGTGTGTCGCGATACCGTGGTTGTTACTTTCGCAGATAAGGAAGGCCTCGTTGTACTTCTTTCCGAGGGCAGTGAGGAAGTAGCCGAATTCGACTGGATCGATGTTCTTGTCGCCGAATTCAAGTACTTGTTCGAGAGTGTCAAGGCAAATGACTTGAGCACCTGCCTCGTCATTACCCGTCCCTCCACTAGGGTCTGCACCGATGACGTAAGTGTGATCTTTCTTAGGGTGTCCGCTTAGAGATTCGATACGCCGTCCTTCATAAAGCGACCAACTCCAATGCTGCGAGGGAGTTTGGGTGACATTTGAGAAGACTGCACCTCCCGTAGCTTGGAAGCACTCTTCGAGGGAGGAAGGGTACTCCTGCTGCATCATCTTAAGGTCGAGCCTGAATTCTAGGAGCTTAAGCCAGTACCAGTAGAGTTGCTCTTCTTTAAGTTGATACTTAAGCTTCATCTCTTGGAAGTATGTCTCAAAGCCTTCCGGGAACCACCCTCTTTCAGGAACCGTACGCTTATACTCATCGTCGTCATGCCAACTGCGGAAGAAGACGTTGTAGCTAAGTTTCTCTGAATTCGTACACATGTAGAAGAAGTCATTCGCCATCCCATTACCTGTACTCTCGACACGGACGCAGCCACTCTGCGGAACAGCCTGCATTAAACCTGCGATGTGACGCAGACCAGTATTTTCCCACCAGGCATATTCAGAAATATGTAAATCGGTAATAGTGTCTCCACGACCAAAGGCCCTCGCGCCCGCCGTTCCAATGTAGTAAGTGGACTCGTTTTTGGGGAAGTAGAGTTCATTACGAGAGTTCCTCCCTAGTTCGGCCTTCGGGCCGTTAATGTGTTTAAGGTAGAATTGCGCTTTGTCAAGAAGTCTTTGAGTAGCGCCGGCCTCGTGGGAGATTAAGACGGCTCGAGTACCTGGGACACCAAGACACTTGATCACTTGAAGGGCAACACCATAAGATGAGAAGCCTTTCTGTCTCGCCTTCGGGATGAGATCACGAGAAGTACGTACACAATCATAGGCGAGTTGGCTCTCATTCAACAGGAAAGGGACTTGGTGCCCATCCTTGTTGATGATGTGAAAGAGTGCTTG